CGTCAGTCCCGCAACGCCGCCCTCATCCTCGAACGGGTGATCCACCAGCAGATGCGCCGGGGCGCTGGCGAAGCGAACGTCGCGCAAATCTTCCTCGACGGCATCCGCTACGGCTTTGCGCCTACCAAGCTGGTCTTCGACGCCAACACGAACACGAACAAGATCGTCAACTTCGATCCGCGCCGTGTGTTCCCAGACCCCCGCGTCAACTGGGGCGACTGGGAGAACATGCAGTTCATTGTGGCCACCGACTACGTCAGCACCAACGCGCTGATGGCCACTGGCCTCTACCCCAAGCTCAACAAGTACCCAGCGCTCCAAGTCCGAGACAGCGTGCCCCGTCAGGGCAACCTGCACCACCACAGCCAAAAGGACTTCACGCAAGGCCTGTCGGTAAACCCGAACACGCAGATGAACCACGGGGGTCACACAAACGACTTCCTGCTTGGCCCAGCTCGCGTGGTCGACGAATGCTGGATGCGCCTACAGGGATGGGAGATCGGCATCCCCCAGCTTGGCCAAGTCTACCTCGTCGCCACCATCCTCGACGAAGGCGTCGTCATCCGCTTCCAGCTCAACCCATACGGTCAGAGCTACCCATGGGTCATCGGCGGTCTGTACCACGATGTACACAAGCATTACGGGCAAAGTCTTTACGATTTGCTACTTCCGATGCACGACATCAGCACTTACCTGCTTCGCTCGCGTATCGACAACATCTCCGCCGCGCTGAACAACCTGATCTTCGCCGATCCGACCAAGGTGATGATCCCCGACCTCATCGACCGCAACCCATGGGGCATCGTCCGCACGTTGCCCGGTAACAACCCCGGAGACGGAATATTTATCGCGCAGGTGCCCGACGTCACAAAAAGCCACTTAGGCGACATCAGCAACCTCAACGAACTAAAGCAGCGCGTCAGCGCCGCCTCCGATGCTCAACAAGGCGTGCCCACCCCAGACGTTCGGACCGCGACCGAAATCCAGAGGCTCACCCAGCTTGGGAGCCAAAGGCTCGGCGTCCTAGCGCGTCTCGCCAGCGCCACGACCTTGCGCCCGATGGTCCGCATGATGGTGGCCAACATCCAAGACAGTCTTGATGCCAAAGGCTCGATCCGCATGGACCCCACGTCCATGCCGCAGCAGCTCGCGAGCCTGACCCAAGACGGCTATCTGGACTTCGACAGCCAGATGGTCACGGGCGACATCGACTACTTGGTGATCGACGGCACGCTGCCGCTCGAACCCACCAGAAACGCCGAGACGTGGATGTCGATGATCCAAGTGATGAACCAGACCGGCCTCCAGATGGAGTACGACGTCGGCCAGATCGCCGAAGAAGCCATCCGTTCGATGGGCATCTCCGATCTCGACCGGTTCCGCATCAGCGAGGAAGCCCGTCAGCAAGGCATGTCCCCTAGCCAGCAGATGGCCATGGCCCAAGCTGACCGTGGCGCCACCGGCAAGACCATGCCCAACGAAGACGTCCAGCGCCAAGTCGAGCGCGGCAACCTAATCCCCATGAGTGAGGCCCGTCGATGAGCCAGTTAGACCCCCAGTACAACAAGAAGCTCGCCGCTTTCCTGAGCCGCACGGATGCAAACACCCGTGAAGCCGTCAAGGAAGCGCTGGCTCTGATCCGCCGAGACATGGAAGTGCGCAAGACAGAGATCGACGATCACTACCAGCGCACCCAAGACGCGATCTACAAGCTCGACCGCCGCATGGCCGAGTTTGAAAGCAGCGTCCTCAAGATGATGGACGTGGACCCCACCACCCTCAGTCGTGCGCAGCTCACGCGCCTAGCACGCAAACTCAACCTGTAAGGAGCAGACCGATGCCTACCGTAAACGGAAAGAAGTACGCCTACACCAAGACTGGCATGGCCGCCGCAAAGAAGGCCGCCAAGAAGTCCGGCAAGAAGGTCAGCTACGGCAAAAAGAAGAAGTAGTCATGGCCAGCAAACCAGTCCCTACCAGCCCGTCCAAGTGGTCAAAGGCTAAGGCTGAAGCAAAGCGTAAGTACAAGGTATATCCCAGCGCTTACGCAAATAGCTTTGCAGCCAAGCGCTACAAGGAAATGGGCGGAAGCTGGAAGTCAAAACCGAAGAGCAAGAAGTAATGGCGTACAGCGGAGGCCTCCGAAAATGGCACCGAGAAAAATGGGTCGATGTCAAAACCGGAAAGCCCTGCGGGCGACAGAAGGGGGAAAAGCGAAAGTCTTACCCTGCATGTCGCCCAAAGGCTGTCGCTGCCAAGATGTCCAGCTCCGAGAAGAAGCGCAACGCGGCCAAGAAGACCGGCAGCAAGCGCATTAGTTGGTCTACCACGCCCTCGGGCAAGAAAAGGAAAAAGTAGATGCACAAAGGTAAAAAGCCTTCCGGCAACGAGAAGTTCAAGCCGTACATGGGCAAGGCGCCTGCCAAGCAGATCAAGCCCAAGTCCAGCAAGCCAAGCGGGAAGAAGTAAGATGCCCAGCCGCAAGCCCGCAAAAGGCAAAGCCAAGGTCAAGGTGACGGCCTCTGGCAAGAAGGTCAGCTACGGCCAAGCCGGGAAAGCCAAGGGCGGCGGCCCTCGCGTGCGTCCCGGAACCTCAAAAGGCGACAGCTACTGCGCCCGGTCTGCTGGCCAAATGAAGAAGCACAGCAAGGCCGCCCGAGACCCCAACTCCCCGCTCCGCCTTTCCCGCAAACGCTGGAAATGCAGCGGCACCAAAAGCAGAAGGAAGTAACTCATGGCTTTGTTCAACCACCCCGCTGGCACCTACAATGCCTACACCAGCGACATCCTCAAGCCCGACACCGAAGAGCGTTACCCGGTGGGCGTGTTCCAAGCTGACGTCGAAAGCGGGGCAACTCTGACGCTCCAAGGCCGCGCCGACCCCGCAGCGCCGTTTGTCGACATCGAGAGCTTCACGGCTGACGCCTTGAAGGAAGTGGCCCTCGCCCCCGAGATGCGCGTTGTCGTGACCGGCGGTGTCGCAAAAGGCTACCTCGCCAACTGGCTGGACTAAACGATGTCGATGACCCGCGCGATTGTCCGTGACACGCACCGCCCGATGGTGCGTTCCATACTGCTCGGCACCAGCTCGCTGACAAACTTCGACGTGAACGGCGTTGCAGCCACGCTGGCGCTGAACTTTGCAGGTGACGAGTACGTTGTTGGTGGCGAGCGCATGAGCTTTTTGGCGGCGATGACTGCCAGCCCCCCGGCGCTAGACTACACCGCTCTCAGCACCAGCACGATGACAAACAGCGCCGGTAACATCGTCACCGTCCCTGCGGGACAGCCGCGTATTGGACACCACGTCTACAACGGCTCCGCGTGGGTCAACGAAGGACTGCTGCTTGAGAGCGAGGCACGAACGAACCTTGAGGTTCATAGCAACCCAGCCAGTCCAACGACTTGGAACACAAACAATCTTGACTACTCTGGGCAGACCCTACGGATCACTGGCCCGGACGGTGTTGCTGACAGCATGTTCAAGCTGCAAGAGCGGGCCACCAACACTGGTCACTACTTCTTCGCCAGCACCACTGTTCCCGTTGGGACCATCACGTTTAGCTGTATCGTGAAAGATGCGGGAGACGGGCGCTTCGTGTACTTCCGCACGAACAACGATGGCGCAAACAAGTATATCAACTACAACCCTGCGACGGCGTCGATCACGGAGGTCGGTAGTTCCGTTCTTGGCTACGGCGTTATTAACCTCGGCAACGGCTTCTATCGGATATGGTTTAGCTGCGACAACACTGACGGCACGTCCGGGTGGGTCATTGCCAGCACAAACACCGCCACTCCCGGCAATAACCTGTCGAACCAAACTTTTGCTGGCACTTTCGAGGCAGGTTTTTACGTTGGGTTTGTGCAGGTCGAAGCGGGCGCAACCCCCAGCTCCTACATCCCCACGTCAGGCAGCACGGTCACTCGCGCGGCGCAGACACTGACCGCACATCCCGCAGGTTTCGGGTGGCCGACGCCGGAATATATCGGAACCAACCTTGTCACCAACGGCACGTTTGATACTGACCTGTCAAACTGGGTTGATGCGACGACTGGGTCATCTACGTTCGTGTGGAACAACGGCTCCGCTGAATTGTTTAAAGGCGTAGGCGACACCGCTGCGGTTTACCAGTCGCTGTCCCTCGTTACAGGAGCCGTGTATCAACTGACTTGGAGCGACGCTGGGACTGGCGGAAATGTCCGGGTAGGCACCAGCGCGAATGCTCAAAACATCGTCGCGATCACTACCAGCAAAAACGTGACGTTCACTGCGGGCGCAACCAACTTCTTGCAGTTCAACTGCGGTACAAACAACGCGACGGCTATTCTGGACAACATCTCCGTCCGAGAGATCAACCCGCTGTCCGTCTCGGTTCAAATGGATGGCCGGATCAGTTACGCAGACCAAGGTATCGGCGGCTCTGGTAGCGGCGGTGCTGGCGAAGCGGTCTTCTACTCATGGAAGAGCAACATCTCAAACTACGCCGAGACCTATCTGGGCACCGACAGTTCCCGCACGGGTATGCCGGTATTCAACCAAAAGTCGGCAGGCACACGCGACTTCGTTCTCGGCGGTTCGACCACCTACTCTCCCGGCACTCTCGTCCCGTTCAACATCGCAGCCCGTCACGGCTCCACGTTCATCAACGGCGCGGCAGACGGCTCGGCGTACACCGCGAACAACACATCGTCTTCACTGGCAGACCTGTCGGCAACGGCCTTACAGATTGCTTTTAAGTTCATGGGCACCATCAAACTGTTCCGTCAATTCGCTGACGACATCGGGGATGACGGGCTTGAAGAGGCAACGACATGATCGCCGACTATTATTTCGTTTTCCCGTCGCAAGAGGCCGCACTCGCGGCGCTTCAGCCGTTTTACCACCAGCCCGTCACGACGTCCGTGGACGAGGAAACTGGCGAGACCGTCGAGACCCCTGACGGCGACCCCTACCTTGTCATGCATTCGCCTGACTATGCCCTCGACATCATCGGCCACATTTTTGAGCCGACCGGCGTCACGCTCGTAGATGCGGACGACATCCCTTACCCCGAGATGGCACAAGTTGATGGCTGGCACGTCAATCTTCGCCTCCGAGGTGAGGCGCGGCGCCAAGACGCCGAAGCGCTGGCAGAGTTTATCGTCGAACCCGCCACTCCTTACAGGGTGTGGCTCTAAGGACAGTCAATGCCAGCCACACCAACGCGCCCACGATTAGAGCAGATACGCTTTACCAGTTCGAAAACTGGGACACACAACATTGACACCTATTTGGAAAGCGCAGAGATCGGCAGCCGAACTCTGGCCTCCCTGCTGTCTGACCTGTTCGACGCTTCGACCAACGGCACGTTCCGCAACGACATCTTTTCGTTCCGCACAGACGGCGGCATCCTCCAGTTCCGGGTCGGCACGTTTCTTGATCCGAACGCTGGCTGGAACAACTTGGACTTCCGGGTCATCACGGGCCGAGACGCTGTCTCGTTTCCGATGTCGACGGCCTACCCAAGCCAAGCCATCTTCATCAATGGCTCCAAGCTGTACATCTCGAACACCGAAGTGCAGTACGCCAACCAGACCCAGTTTGACGCTGGCGAAGCAGCCGGTGAGGTCATCGAGCTGTTTGACGCTGCGACCCTCACGACTGCCCAGCTCGACGCAGCCGTTGAAGCAGCAGAGGACGCGCAAGAGGCAGCAGAGAACGCCACCACCAACAACCAAGACTTCACCGATCTCGTTGCTCAGCTTGACGACGTCGCCGCTATCGCCAGTCCCGCAGCGAACCTCACGGCACTGGAAGCCCTCGGCGACAGCTACAACGCCGACAACGCCAGCAACGCCATCACGGGCCTCAACAACATCGGCAACACGGCCACCGCAGTCACCGGCCTGACCAACCTCAAGGACAGCGCAACGCCTCTCGGCAACCTGTCCAACAGCGCGACCGGCATTGACCGTCTTGGCGCGACCAGTACCCGCGCGGACGCCATCGACCGTCTTGGCCAGTCGGACAGCCGTGCCCAAGCCATCGACGCTCTGGGCGACACGACCACCAGCGCAGCCATCGACCGTCTCAACCAGACGGACACAAGCAACTCGCCCAACACCACCGCCGACTACATTGACGCGCTGGGCACCAGCACCATGGTTGCCAAGCTGGTTGCGCTCCACGCCATCATCGCTGAGATCAATGCACTTTACGCACGCACCACAGAGATCGACGACCTTGGCTCTCGAACCGCCGAGATCGACGCACTGTACGCCGTCCGCACCGAGATCGACAATCTAGGCGATGCAGACGCCCTCAACGACATCAGCACCGTTGGTCAGCTCAGTGCCGCCAACCTCGCCGCCCTTGCGGGCGAGATCAGCCCCACGAACAACATCCAGACCGTGGCCAGCAACGTCACCGCAATCCAAGACACGGCAGACGCCGTGAACAATGGCACGCTGGTCAACAAAGCAATCGCCACCGACCTCGACGACATCTTGGTCGTCGGCCCACTTTTGTTGAGTTAAGACCATGGCCTCCACGCTCAAAGCAGTACGCTTCACCAACACCAGCACGTCGTTTCAGACGGCTTACACAGCCCTTGGCACCAGCCCGTCCACCAACCCAGCGACCCACAAGACCACGCTGCTCACGGGCTTGCGCGTCGTGAACAGCGACAGCAGCAACGTCGATCACACGTACAGCATCCAGATCGTGGACAGCGGCAACACGCCGTACCTGCTGATGAACGATGACGTGATCCAAGCCAAGTCCGGTCGCGACTTGGCTCCCGGTGGCACCACGATGGTTCTCAACCAAGGTGACTACATTCAGCTCAAGGCCGACGCCAACAGCTCGGTCACTTTGCACATCGACGTTATTGAAAGGGACGCCTGATGACTGATTTCGGTAAAAGCTCACAGGGTCCAACGCTCGTCGACCTGACGGCAGTTGCGAACAACGCGACCAACATCAACACGGTCTCGACCAACATCGCTGACATCCAGACCATTGCTGACGAGATCGGCGACGGTCTTGTCACGTCGATCAACTCGGTCATTAACAACACCCTGTCTTTGTCAGGACTGACCGACACAGACATCGGCACGTTGTCCAGCGTGCAAGACGGCTACGTTCTGTCTTGGGTTTGGGACACAAACACCAGCTCGGGCGAATGGCAGCCAGCCAGCGCAACCGTCAACCACATTGGCGACCTCGATGTGACCGACCCCACCACGGACGGCAACGGCATCCAGTGGGACAGCACCGCGCACAGCGGCTCCGGCGGCTACATTCCTGCAAACTTCCTCTTTGCGGATGGCGCAGGTGGCAACCAAACCATCACTACGGCCAAAATTAGCGACATCACCAGCCCCGCAAGCCACGGCAACAAGCTCGCGGTCGTAAACGCGGCTGGCACGCTCATTGAATTCAGCGATACCAAGACGGGCAACCTGACGATCACGGGCGACCTGACCGTCCAAGGCAGCACCGTCACGCTGAACACCAGCACGCTGGATGTTGAAGACATCAACATCACCGTGGCCAAGAACGCTCCAAGCGCCGCCGACGCAGATGGTGCTGGCCTGACTGTCGACACCGCAGGCGCGACGTTCACTTACGCCAACACCGGCGACAAGTGGACGGCGAACAAAGACCTCGATGTTGGCACGAACAAGCTCTTCTATTCCAACGTCTTCTCCACAACCGCCGACCTCCCCGCAGCTGCCAGCTACCACGGGATGTTTGCCCACGTTCACGCAGAAGGGGCCGCGTACTTCGCGCACGGCGGCAGTTGGATTGAGCTGGCCAATGACAGCGTGGTTGCCAAGACAGGCACGGACGCTTCCTTCACGCAGGTGACGGCTGACAATCTGGTCATGGACAGCAACACGATCAGAAGCACGTCCGGCAACATCAATCTCAACCCATTCACAAATGGCCGAGTAGTTGTCGCTGAAGGACACGCGCTGGAAACGACGCCACGCGCTGGCACGACGGTCGACGTCCGCAAAGCCGACCAGCAAGACATCACAACCAGCCAAGACATCGAGAGCGGTGTCCCGCTCTATCGGGTTACGGCTGCCAGCGTCCAGCTTACGCTAGACACCACGAAGGTCTCTGCTGGCGACGTGATCGTCATATACGCGCAAGGCAACTCCGTCGACATTCTCAACGACGGGACCAACGCCTTCACCACAATCTACCAAGACGGCGAGACGACCAACCGTAATGCTGCGGCGGTTTCCGCCCAAGTAGATGCAAACACCTTGGCCACCATCACCATTGTGGCAGACGGCATGGCCATCGTTGCAGGATCAGGCATCACCCTCCCATGAGCATTGTTGCAGGCGCTGCTATCACGTCCACGTTGTCTGGTGGTGGCGTCCCACCAGTCTTTCAAGAATTCACCAGCACGGGCAGCACGACCTACACGATCCCCGCAGGCATCAGCACACTTCGCATCCGGGCTTGGGGCAGCGGTGGTGCTGGGTCGGATTACTCGGGATCGAGTTATGGCCCTAACAACGGCTCGACCGCTGGCGGGTCAGGCGGTTTTGCCGAGGCCTATGTTGATGTGTCGGGCCAAACCTCAATCACCGTCATCGTGGCTACTGGTACAAGTGGCCAACAAGGGGCCAGCACTAACGATACGGCTGGCACAGGCATCGGGACAGGCGGCGAAGGCACCGGGGGCGGCGACGGCGGAGCTGGCTCCGGCATCAAGTTTGGCAGCACAATGGTCCTCGTAGCTGGCGGCGGCGGAGGCACATCAGCCGGAACGGTTCACGGCGGCGGCGGCGGCGGCATCAATGGCGCAGCCGCGACCAATAACCAAGGAAACATTGTGAGCAGCCGTTTTGGCAAGGGCGCTACTGGAGCCACTGGCGGTGCAAGGGCAGCCGTGACCGCATCAGGCAGTCCCGGCACTGGCGGAAACGCAGGTTCTGGCACCAACGGAGGCGGTAACGGCGGCGGCGCTGGTGGTGGCACGGGCGGCGCTGGCGGCGGTGGCGGCGGCGGTGGATACGCTGGCGGCGGTGGCGGCGCTGGCGGTAACACCAATTTCGAAGGCGGCGGTGGCGGCGGCTCTGGCTACGCCAACTCCACTTACTGTACAAATGTCACCCTAACGACCGGTGGAGTAGGTACTGCCGTCCCCCAATCCTCCCTGCTGCCGACAGGCGGCACAGGCACTTACGCCTCTGGTGGGTATTACGCAAACGCCTCTGGCTTGAATGGCACTGCACACGTCCAAGGAAAGCAAGGCTGCGTTATCATCGACAATGATAACGGCGCAATCGTATAGGCAGCACCATGTCAGCAATAGCAGCAGTTTCCAGCCTTATCACCACCGCAGCAGCATACGGCGTCAAAGCAGTCAACTTCGACGTCGTCATCAGTGCCTACGGCGGCGGCGGTGGCGGCGGTAGCACAGATAACGGAGCAACCCTCACTGCTGAAGAAAGTGGTCCGGGCGGCAACGGCGCTTATGTCGAAGTCCAGCTCAGCGGCCTGCCTGCCACAGCCAAGTTTCTCGTATACGGCGGCGGCGGTGGTCTTGGCGGGGGTTTCATTTCCCAATACCCAGACGGTCAAGGTGGTACGGGGGGAGCTGCCTCCATTGTGGTCCTCGAAAGCACAGACGGCACGCAGTTTGTCCCGATCCTTGTTGCAGGCGGTGGCGGCGGTGGCGGAGGCGCTGGCGGTGGTGCTATTGCCAATGCCACTCCGGGTGCGCCCGGAGCAGCGGTCTTCACCAGCGGGGCAAACGCTGGTCAGACTGCAAGTGTCCAAGACAGTAATGGTGTAAATCACGGGTCTGGGGGTGACGCAGCAGGCGGCGGCACGCACGCACGCGGCGGCACTGCCCCCTCCCCTCGCGGCATGTCCGGCAGCGCTCCGGGCACAACCCGAACTACAGTCAACGGCATAGCCATTGCTCAAAACGGCGGCGGCGGTGCCGGTCGGAACAACGTTTCCTTGGCAACAACGAGCAATGGCAACCTCGGCGGCGACAACGGCAGCCCATGGGGCGGCGATGGCGGCCCATCCTTCATTGCAATCAACAGCACCAACGAAGGCTACGGTGGCGGTGGAGGTGGAGGCTGGTTTGGCGGCTCTGGCGGCGGTGCTGCTGTCAACTCTGGTGAAAGTGGCTCTGGTGGCGGTGGTGGGTCATCCTACGTCAACGCAGGTACATTCGTCATGGATGGCTGCACAGTTACAGTGACGGTCCGGGCATCGGCGGCCGGAGCAAGACGAACTTATGTTAGCAGCGGAACCGTCCACACAGCCGTAAACAACACAACAGCCGATTACTGGGGCACCACAGGCGTCGCAGTTGGTCGAGGTGGCGCTGGCAAGACGGCAGCCGGGGCGGTTGGCGGCAACGGCAATCAGGGTGCAGTCCGAATGGGACGTCTCGGCTCATCGGCACGCTTCAACAACAAAGGTGCTGGTGCCTCCGCGCCCATTGTCGTCGAAGACATCACCATGACCTAACCCGGACGACAGCGAAAACGCCACCTCCTAGTGTCAAATTTCCTGACAACCAAGGAGCAATCCATGTCCGAAACAAAAGCATGGTGGGCCAGCAAAACCGTATGGGCCACCCTCATTATGCTCGCAGGCGTAGGCCTTCGTTCAGTCGGTATCGACATCGGCCCATTTGAAGGCGAACTCACCGATACCGCCCTCACTGTCGTCACCGTCGTAGCCGGTGCAGTCGGTCTCTGGGGCCGGATCACGGCCACCGCGCTTATCACGCGCTAAGCGGGACGACAGTCCCTCACAGCCTCAGTAATCTCGCACCAACCACAGTGCGAGATTACCATGGCCCAGACCCGTCCCCGCCTCGAACAGATCACGTTCAAGTCCGCCAAGACAGGCGCCCACAACATCGACACGTACCTTGAAGCCGCTGAGCTGGGGAACCGCACGCTCGCCCAGCTGATGGGCGACTTGTTTGATGACAGCGGCAACTTTGCGCCCGAAGAAGTCTTGCCCGAATTCCGCATCGACCAAACTGGCGGCGAGACCAAGCTCCAGTACCGGACTGGTGGCGGCGGCACCTTTGAAGACCTCGTCGGCTTCTTCAACGACCGTGGCGCCTTTTCCACCAGCACCAGCTTCAACGCGCTCGACTTGGTGACGATTACGACTGGTCAGGTCGTCGACCTCTACATCGTGAAGTCAGACCTTGGGACCGTAGCAAGCCAATCTGCCTTCATTGCAGACAGTCGCACGCAGCTTCTCAACACCAGCTCTGCCGGTATCTTGGCCGACGTCCAGCAAGCCCGAGACGACGTCCTCCAAGACACAGGCTTCATCGCTGTCTCGACCGACCTCCAAGCCACGCCCGGCAAGATCGAGACAGTCAGTGACAACCTTGGCACCGGCCAGCCCGTGACTGTTGTCGGCGCTGACCTTGCCTTGAACGCAAGCAGCAACATTAACCGCACCGGCAATGACATCGCCAACGTCAACCTCGTTGGCCCCAACATCGCCAGCGTCAACACGGTCGCCCCTCATGTCGGCGCAGGCCAAGACGTAACGGTGGTGGCCGATGACCTAAACCTCGGCGCCACCAGTAAAATCAAGCTCGCTGCCGACAACATCGACAAGGTCACAACCGTGGCCGACGACCTCGATGCTCCCACCAGTGCCATCACCACCGTAGCTAACGACCTCAACGCTACGCCCAGCAACATTGCCAACTTCGTCGGCGGCCTAGACGCCACCATCGACGACTTGACCATCCAAGGCGTGGCAAAGGGTGCAATCGACAGCACCAGCAACACGACCTTTGATATGTCCACGGCGAACAACTACGTCTTCGACCGCGCCAACGGCGCTACGCTGACCCTGTCCAACGCGCACCTTTGTGCCAACATGCAGCCCTTCACGGTCGCCATCAAAGAGAACGGCTCCAGCTCGCTCACGATCTCCGCGACGACCGGGACGATCAAGTACGCCAACAATATCGCGCCAGCACTGGACGGTGTGTCGGGACGTCTTGTGATCCTTACCGGTTTCGTCCTCGACCCAGACACCGTGACCCCGGCCAACACGACCATCGTGGTCTGCCACGCCAAGGTCTACAATTAATGGCTCTATTCCATACGCCCTTGATGGCTTCGCTAGGCGCTTCTGCGCCGCAAGTGTCAGGTACAGCCAGCTTCAGCGTCGTCGAAAACACCAGCACCAGCACTGTCTTGGCTACCTACTCAGCCTCGGGCGGCCTGCCAGTCACTTGGTCCCTGTCCGGCACGGACGCCAGTAACTTCACGCTTGGCACAACGGGCCAGTTGCGCTTCTCCAGTTCACCTGACTACGAGACGGCAGCAGATCGCTCGCAGTCCATCAACGTCGTAGCGACGAACGCCATTGGCTCTGACACGCTCCCTGTTACTATCACCGTAACAAATGACACATCAGACGATTTGCCCGTAATTACGTCTGGCCCGTCTTCCATCACGAAGGTCGAAGGGACAAGCACCAGCACGACGCTTGGCACATACAGCGCCTCGGGGCCAACGCCGATTACTTGGTCCACAACCGGCTCAGATCGGCTGGACTTCACCATCGACAGCAGTGGCCGTTTACGGTTCGCAGCCACGCCGGACTTTGAAAGCCCAGCGGACAGCGACGGCAACAACGTCTACAGCTTCAATGTTCGGGCAACGAACAGCAATGGCTACGATCAGCAAGCAGTTACTGTCACCGTCACAAACGATCCATCTGACGACGTCTTCGAAGCGACTGTCACAGCCCATGGTTCGTCCACGGTTTATGACCTGACCAGCTCCGGTGACAGCTTCACGCTTGTTTCAAACTCTGGCGGCAGCGCGACTACAGCGCCTTATTCCTCGTCCAGCTCGCCGAAGCTTTACACCATGACAGTGAATTCGGATGTCACTGTTGATGTTGACGTCCAAGGCGGCAAAGGCGGTGGCGGTTCTGGAAACAACGGCGGCAGGATCACGGGGCGGATGACGCTCAGTGCTGGCACGACTTACCGTCTCATCGTTGGTGCGCGTGGGGCCAATGGCACCAGCAGCCAGTACGGCCCCGGCGGCTATGGTGGCGGCGGCTCCGGTGGTGGCAATGGCAGCGACAACGG